ATTTTATTTTATATATAAAATCGGCTTTATAAATTTAACCTTTATTATAGTTCTAATAACTATATTTCCTGATAAAATAGAGGGATTCAATGAAAGATTTATTAAAAGAAGCAATCGCAGACGCAAAAGCCGTACGCGAAACAGCATTGGCAAATGCTAAACTTGCTTTAGAAGAAGCTTTCGCTCCTCGCATTCAGTCAATGATTTCTGCACACTTACAGCAAGAAGCTGAGGGTGAAGATGAAATGATGGACGAAGAAGATGACGAAATGTCTGCAATGGGTGACTCAGAAGCTCCTGCCGAAGAAGCTCCTGCTGAAGAAATGCCAGCTGAAGAACCTGCACCAGCTACTGAAGAAGAAGCTCCTGCAATGGACGAAGAAGATGACATGGATTTAGAAGAGATTATTCGTGAATTGGAAGCATCTTCCGATGAAGACACAATGTCTGAAGAAGGCGAAGAAGAAGAGCCAATGTCTGAAGAAGGCGAAGAAGAAGAGCCAATGAGTGAAACGGATGATATGGATTCTGATGACGAAATCGATATCCAAGAAGTTATCCGCGCATTACGTGAAGAAGATGAAGAACCGGTTAAAGAAGCAGAAGACGAAGAAAAGAAAGAAATGGAAGAAAACTTGCAAGAAGCTTACAAAGTAATTAAGTTTTTACGTAGTAAGATTAATGAAGTTAATTTGCTTAACGCAAAACTTCTTTATTCTAACAAGTTGTTTAGAACTTATTCTTTAAATGAAGGTCAGAAGCTTAAAGTTATTGAAAACTTTGACAGAGCTCAAAATCTTCGCGAAGTAAAACTTCTTTATACTGCATTAGCAGAGAATTTTACTGGTACTAAAAATAATACGAAAAAAGTTGTAAAAGAAAGTTTTGCATCTAAGCCAGTAGCATCTACAAAACCTGCAAGCAAGACAGTATTAAATGAAGGTGACGTTTTAGCTAATCGTTTCAAAAAATTAGCTGGTTTAATTAAATAATAACAAAAAAGGAGATAAAATGTCTTTACAAAATATTTTAGGCGAAAGTAACGGAATGATCCGTCGCCAAATGGAAGAGACCAAAGGCCTTGTCAACAAATGGGAAAAGACAGGTCTATTAGAAGGTCTTGATAAAGAATATGATCGTCATGGTACGGCTATTCTATTAGAAAACCAAGCGAAGCAATTAATTTCAGAAGCTTCGTCTACAGGTACAGATACTAACGCAGAACAGTGGGCAGGCGTTGCACTTCCGTTAGTACGTCGTATTTTTGCTGAAATTGCAGCAAAAGAATTTGTTAGCGTACAGCCAATGAATTTACCTTCAGGTCTTGTATTCTATCTTGATTTCAAGTACGGTACGGCTCAGCCTGGATTCAATACTACGTCAACACGTAATTCTCGTGCAGCTTTCCAAAACAATAGCGTATTCGGTATTACGGAAACAACAAGCGATGCAAATGGCGGTCTTTATGGAGCTGGTCGTTTTGGTTATTCTATTAACGAAACTAGTCCAGTAACTTTAGGCGCATCTGGCTCATTTACTCCAAATGCAACTTCTGCATCTATTTTAACATTAGCAGCTGGTTCTGGTGATGATGCATGGAATTATGATACGAAGTTTTATGCTGCATATAGTTCATCTATCGGTGCTGGTTCAATTTCTAAAATCACCGTTTCGTCTACAGCGTTGTCTAACGCAGATTTAAATGGCGTACGTGCATTTAAGATTTCTGGATCTACTGCAGGTCATATCGCTCAATACTTCCCGCAATTTACTACGTATAATGCTACTACCGGTAATATTACATTCGTAGTATCTGGATCGTTAGGAACTACGGGAGCCGGTGCTAATGTATACGTTGTATATCAAAAGCAACCGGGTGGAGTAGATGGTTCAAATGGTATCACTGCTGCTACGTCACGCGGCGATTTCGAAGATTCAAATCCTAGCTCAACTAGCGATATCGGAATTCCAGAAATTAACGTTGAAATGCGTTCTGAAGCAATTGTTGCTAAGACACGTAAATTAAAGGCAGTTTGGACACCTGAATTTGCTCAAGACTTGAATGCATATCACTCAATTGATGCTGAAGCTGAATTAACTTCAATGTTATCTGAGTATGTATCTCAAGAAATTGATCTTGAAATTCTTGATATGTTGATTCAAAATGCAGTAACTTCTGATGCATGGTCTGCACGTATTGGATATGAGTATGATGCTACTACGGATCAATTTACATTGAATTCAAATGCTGCAGCTGCATTAGCATATAACCAAGGTACATGGTTCCAAACTTTAGGAACTAAGATTCAGAAAGTAAGTAACAGAATTCATCAGAAGACGATGCGCGGCGGTGCGAACTTCCTAGTAACTTCTCCTGACGTTTGTACTATCTTAGAATCTATTCCTGGATATGCCGCTTCTACAGACGGTGACAAAATGCAATTTGCAATGGGAGTAACAAAAGTTGGTGCTATCGCTAATCGCTTTACCGTTTACAAGAAC